GATATGTTCAAGAGCAAAAATAGACTTGATGTTGTCAACACAATCTATCTGACAGATGGTGCAAGCGCCTCTATGGAGTTTAGTTCCAAGGAAAAAACATTTACAGGTAAGGATGAATACACTACCGAAAGACATTTGGACTTCGGTCGGTATTATGGACTCGATAAGAATGTAGTATGTTACATGACTGATCCGGTAACTAAAAAGCGGTATCGGTACAACAACGGTGAACGTGCCACGCCTCAACTACTGAGAATCTTTCGGGATCACACTGGTTCTAACGTGATTGGATTCCATATCTTACCTTATCGGAAGCCTTCTGCTTTGCGTGAGATTCCAACTGGTGATTATTTTGAGCGAGAGAATATGTGGGGTGATCTAAAGAAGGATAACTACTGCATCATACCGAACTTTGGATACAGTGCATACTTTGGCATTCTAGGTGGTAAAGCACTTGAGACATCTAACGGTGCAATCGAAGTCACTGAGGATGCTACCAAGGCTCAGATACGTTCTGCTTTTAAGAAAGCAAACAAAACACGCAAGGGTAGTCGAGTTATGCTTTCAAAATTTATCGACTTGGTAGCATAATAGGGCTTGACATCATCGTTGTATTATGTTAGATTCAACAAGTAATGAGAAAAGTGATTCGCAACTGAGAGAGGATTTGTTATGCGTAAACTGAACAAGACCCAAAAAGCGTTTGTGGCATTGGCCCAGAAAGAGTTTGGTTCAACAGTCACACGGGCTGAAGCAATCAAACTTGCTGAGAACAATGGATTTCGCCGTCCAACATGGCTACTCAACAAGCCAGACTATCGTGTAGGTCACGGTATGTATGAACTGCCTGGCGTTGCTAAAGTAGAAAAGCCAGAGGCAGAAGTTGCACTTGTTCCAAACACACTTGTCACAAGCATGAATGTTGAAACTGAATCATTCACTGAGAACTTGATTCCAGAAGAAGATGAGTTGTTTGTTCCATTTGGTGATTTCAAAAAGATTAAGCAAATCATCAAATCAGGTATGTTCTATCCAGTTTATGTGACAGGTCTGTCAGGTAATGGTAAGACATTCGGTATCGAACAGGCTTGCGCTCAAGCAAAGCGTGAAGTTATTCTGATCAACTTTACAGTCGAGACTGATGAAGATGACTTGATTGGTGGCTTCCGTCTAGTAAACGGTGAAACCAAGTTCTTCAAAGGTCCAGTCATTAAAGCCATGGAGCGTGGCGCCGTTGCACTGCTAGATGAACTTGATCTCGCTAATCCAGCGAAGGTTATGTGCTTGCAGTCAATCCTCGAAGGCAAAGGCTACTTCATCAAGAAGACTGGTGAGTATGTCAAGCCTGCTCCTGGCTTTACGATCATCGCCACTGCCAATACCAAGGGTAAAGGTTCTGACGATGGTCGTTTCATCGGCACTAACGTGATGAATGAAGCGTTTCTTGAGCGTTTCCCTATCACTGTCGAGCAGTCTTATCCACCAGTTGCTACTGAGAAAAAGATTCTCGGTAAAGTGTTTGATGATCTCGGCATCGATGTGATGGACAACTTTGAAGAGTTGCTTGTTGACTGGGCTGACATCATTCGTAAGACTTACTATGATGGTGGTGTCGATGAGATTATCTCGACACGGCGTCTGGTTCACATTGCAAAGGCATACAGCATCTTCGGTGATCGTATGACTGCGATTGAGATGTGCATCAATCGGTTCGATGAAGACACTAAGACTTCGTTCCGTGATCTCTACACTAAAGTTGATGCTGATGCTGAGTGTGAAGAAGAGTTGAAAAAGTCAGAGTTGACTGACGAAGTGCCATTCTAAGTCACATAAATAACTGAAAATATTTAAGAAAGTGCCTTGACATTAGGTGCTTTCTTACTATATAATCTACACAATGTTTTTATTATAGGAGTTTGAGTTGGAAATTACAATCGAACTAGAAGATTTGAAGAAAAAGAAAATCTTTGTTGCAACGCCCATGTATGGTGGTAACTGTCATGGCATGTACACAAAGTCAACTGCTGATCTAGCAAAACTTGGTGCCATGTATGAGATGGATATCAAGTTTTTTTATCTCTTCAATGAATCTTTAATTACCAGAGCAAGAAACTATTGCGTAGATGAGTTTATGCGTGGTGACTATACACATCTAATGTTCATTGACTCTGATATTGGTTTTGATCCTAATGATGTTATCACACTAGCGGCTTTGTCTGATCCGGATGAGACTGATGATAGCAAGCGTATGGACATCATATGTGGTCCTTATCCGAAGAAGACTATCGCTTGGGAAAAGATTAAGCGAGCCGTTGATAAAGGTTGGGCTGATGAAAATCCTGGCGATCTAGAAAAATTTGTTGGTGACTATGTATTTAATCCAGATACGGATAGTACACAAGTAAGACTTGATGAGCCTGTTCCTGTTCTTGAAGGTGGTACTGGTTTCATGATGATTACCAAGAATGCCTTTGAAAAATTTAATGAAGCATATCCGGACTATTCTTACATTCCAGATCATGTTCGCACAAAGCACTTTGATGGCAGTCGTGAAATCATGATGTACTTCCAAGCACTGATTGATCCTGATTCAAAGCGTTATCTATCAGAAGACTACATGTTCTGTCAGTGGATGCAAAAAGTTGGTGTAAAGACTTGGATGTGTCCTTGGATGAAATTGCTTCATACAGGTTCTTATACTTTTGGTGGTAGTCTGAGTGATCTTGCACAACTTGGTGCTACTGCAACTGCTGACCCCGATGAAATTAAGATGATGAAAAAATGAGTAAGTTTAAGTTTGACGAAGATAAGATTTTGAAAGAAGTCTATGATTATGTAGCGGCTACTTATGATGGTCACTACTCTTTCAACAAGTTTCAGTCTACTGAGTTTATTATTGACAGTGGACATGGCGAAGGTTTCTGCATGGGCAATATCATCAAGTATTGTCAGAGATACGGAAAAAAAGACGGCAAGAACAGAAATGACTTGCTAAAAGTTGTACACTATGCTATTATGGCACTTTATATTGATTCAATTGAAAATAGAACTGAGGTAAATGATGATGAGAATCAGTGATAAGACTTTTGATGTGTTGAAGAACTTTTCAACTATCAATCCCTCTCTTGCATTCAAGCAAGGGAATACAATTCGCACTGTGAGTGAGCAAAAGAATATCCTTGCTCAAGCAGTTGTCGAAGAAACATTTCCACAAGACTTTGCTATCTATGAACTGAACCAGTTTCTTGGTCTAGCAAGTCTGTTTGAGAATGCTGACTTTGCATTCGGTGAAATGGATGTGACAATTCGTGATGAGAGTAATAAATCTCGTTCACGATATACATATACTGATCCTTCTATGGTGACATCGCCACCAGAGAAGAATATTGATATGCCTAATCCAGAGATTGTATTCTCTGTTACGGCTGATGATTTGAAAGCAGTGGTGTCTGCGGCTAATCAACTGGGTCTTCCAGAAGTTGTTGTTCGTGGTGGTACGATGGGCATTTCTCTTGTCGCTACTGACACAAAGAATCCAACATCAAATGAATACAGTCGTGATGTTGCTTCAAGCAATGGTGACGTATTCAACATGGTTTTCAAAACTGAAAATCTTAAATTCATCGCTGGCGATTACGATGTAAAAATATCTAAAGCTGGTATCTCTCATTTCAAGAATACCTCAGGCTATATTGAGTACTGGGTTGCAACAGAAACAAATTCGGAGTATAACTAAAATGGCACAAGTAGAACCTCAAATGATGGCAAACATGGTACAAATCATTGATGTTTGCACAAAGCGTGGCGCATTTGAAGGACAAGAACTAGTCGGTGTAGCGACAGTGAGACAGTTCTTGGTCGAAAAAATTCAAGAAGATCAACCTGCACAAGATCCAGTTGGTCAATCTGTAGCTGATGTTCCAGCAGAAGCCACAGAACAATAAATCAAACTTTTATATTATGGGAATGTAATGCGTGATAATTTTTTATGGGTAGAAAAGTATCGTCCTAAGATGGTAAAGGATGCTGTTCTACCACCTTCTCTGAAAGAAACCTTTCAGACCTTTGTGAACAACAAAAACATTCCAAACCTCCTTCTAACTGGCTCTGCTGGTGTTGGTAAGACAACTATCGCTAGAGCCATGTTAGAAGAGTTGGACTGCGACTATATCGTAATTAACGGTTCTGATGAAGGACGTTCTATTGACGTTCTGAGAAATGAACTGAGAAACTTTGCGTCATCTGTATCCTTTTCAGGTGGACGTAAGTATGTGATTCTAGATGAAGCAGACTATCTCAATGCTAACTCTGTACAACCAGCACTGAGAAACTTCATGGAAGAGTATAGCAACAACTGTGGCTTCATTCTTACTTGTAACTTTGTCAATAAGATTATTGCACCACTGCAAAGTCGATGTTCTGTGATTGAGTTCAAGATTAGCAATGCTGACAAACCACAGATGGCTAAAGAGTTCTTTCAGAGAATACAAAAGATTCTATTGCTAGAACAAGTCACATATGACAATAAGGTTGTAGCAGAAGTTGTCAAGAAATATTTTCCAGACAATCGTAGAGTACTCAATGAACTACAAAGATACTCTGCTACTGGTACTATCGATACTGGTATTCTGTCTACTTTCTCTGACAAGAATCTAAACTCTCTCATCGATGCTTTGAGAAACAAAGAGTTCAGCACGGTTCGTAAATGGGTTGCACAGAATGTTGATGGTGATGTAGCACCACTCTTTCGTAAAATCTATGAAGGTATGAATGAATACATTCAGCCTCAGAGCATACCACAGACAGTTGTGACAATCGCCGACTATCAATACAAGTCTGCTTTTGTTGCTGATCAAGAGATCAATATCATGGCTTGTCTAACTGAACTGATGGTAGAGGTTGAGTGGAAATGACAAATCCATTTGATTATGTAAATGCCATCAATACGACTAAGAAGAATATCATGCGAGGTACAGAGAACGATTATCTTGCTGAAAAGTCGTACTCTGTCTTTATGACAAATCGTGCATTGTCCTATCATATGGACACTATAGGCGCCGCTAACGAGATGAACAGGCGGTGGGAAACAGACAATCTCCTTCAGTTCGAGTATTTACTAAATACTGTTAGACCCAAAAAAAGGTTTGCTAAATGGGTGAAGAAAGATGATGAAGGCGATCTGTCTATAGTGAAGCAATATTATGGTTACAATGATGCTAAAGCACTTCAAGCCTTATCTATCCTTTCTTCAGAACAGTTGACAATAATAAGAAACACACTGGAAAAAGGTGGGAGTAATGACGGTTGATATTAGTAATCTCGTAGAGGTGACACTAAAAGAAGACGATGATTTTCTAAAGATTAGAGAAACACTAACTCGTATCGGTGTCGCATCACGCAAAGACAAGACAATCTATCAGTCTTGTCATATTCTTCACAAACAAGGTAAGTATTATATCGTACACTTCAAAGAGTTGTTTGCGCTTGACGGAAAGCCTAGCAACTTTACTGAAGACGATATTGCAAGACGTAACACGATTGCTAATCTGCTTGCTGAGTGGGGATTGATTGGATTGGTAGACGATACTAAGTCTTCTGATCCTGTAGCACCACTATCACAAATCAAGGTGCTACCTTACAAAGAAAAAGACGAATGGATTCTGACAGCAAAGTATAATATTGGGAAGAAAAAATAGATTATGGAAAAAAGATTGATATACTCTAACTTTCGT